GTTCTCTTGCATTCGGTATTTGAAATCAAAAGAGAAGACTAAGAAAGCGTCCGATTGGTTCGGAACGAAAGGAGCAGCCAATGACTAAGAAGAGAAGCAGACCAAGAGCAAGAGCTGAACCGATTCTGCAAAAAAGGGAAACAACGCCGATGTCGATGTTTCTGACCAGTGGTACAGATGACTGGTACTCAAACGAGTATATCCCATTAAGTCGGGATCCGTCAGTCGTCACTGCAGTTCATAAAATCGCCGAGTTGGTCAGTACGATGACAATTCACTTGATGAAGAACACGCCGAACGGTGACATTCGAATCAAGAATGAACTAAGTCGAAAAATCGACATCAGTCCTTACAAACTGATGACGCGTAAGTCATGGGTTCATTGGATCGTTGAAACCGCGTTCTTTAAAGGAAATGCTTTCGTACTTCCAATCATGACATCAGACGGATTGATCGATGGATACATGCCGATGGCGCCGAACAATGTTTCCGTGATCGAAAGTGACTTCGATTATAAAGTCCTGTATAACGGAAAAATGTATAACTCGGATGAAGTGTTAAGGTTCATGATCAACCCACGAACGGACAAACCGTTTCTCGGTGAATCGTATCAACTTCCTTTGAAGGATGTTCTTAGCACATTGAGTGGTGCTGCAAAAACAAAGAAAGAGTTTATGTCGGGTAAGTACAATCCTTCATTGATTGTAAAAATTGATTCAAGCGCCGGTGATGCGGCTAACAAAGAAGGGCGAGATAAGATTCAAGAACAATATCTCGATACTTCAAGATCTGGTCAACCGTGGATTATTCCGGCAGACTTGATGGATGTTCAACAAGTAAAACCGTTGACACTCAATGATATTGCCTTGCATAAGAGTGTTGAAATCGACAAACAAACAGTAGCGGGAATGATTGGTGTTCCGGCTTTTTATTTGGGCGTTGGAACATTTAACAAAGACGAACATAACAACTTCATCGGAACTCGCATTTTGGCAATCGCCAAAGAGTTTGAGCAGACGCTCACACAAGGGATTCTCTATTCACCTGACCTGTATTTCAAGTTCAATATCAGGTCGCTGTATGCATACTCAATTGATGAACTATCAACAGTATTCGGTGATGGCTATATCAAAGGCTACATCACAGGAAACGAATCGCGTGACGCATTAGGTCTATCACCGATGGAAGGTCTTGATGAATTAGTGATTTTAGAGAACTTCATACCGATTAGTTCAATCGGTAATCAGAAGAAACTTAACGGTGAAGGGAACAGTTATAAAGATACAAAAGTTTCAACCGTAGCGAAGAAAAAGGTTGATACACCTGATGTTGAGTTAGCTCCGGACGAAACAGTATCTCAAGTAAGTTTGAATGGTGCGCAGATCGCAGGTTTATTATCAATTGTTCAATCGGCAATCGATGGACTGCTTGGGTATGATTCGGCAGTTGCCTTAATTGTGGCGTCATTCCCATACGATGAAGAAACCGCTAAGAAGATTCTTGGAAATAAAGAAGACCTTACCAAGAAACAAGAAGAAAAAAAGAAGATGCTTAGCGACGAATTACTGAAAGGAGATAAGAAAGTATGAAAACAGTAAGGATATACGGTATTGAACGTGCCTTTGATTTACCTTTTTCGGCAGTACGTGCAGAAGACGGAAAGCGTTACATCGAAGGATATTTCGCTCTTTACAATTCTGCTACTGAACTCACACCGGGCATTGAAGAAGTGATTGAACCGGGCGCATTTGCAGACACGCTGACGAACGATATTCGTGCGTTGTACAACCATGACACTTCTATGGTGTTAGGACGTAACACAAGCGGTACGTTGGTTCTGCGAGAAGATGCGAAAGGTCTGTACGGAAAAATCGAAATTCCTGATACATCGTATGCGAACGACCTTCATGTACTCGTTTCAAGAGGTGACGTCACTCAATGCTCTTTCGGTTTCAACATCGTTGAAGAATCGACCGAAGACTTGGGCGGTGGAAAATATCGCTTCCGTATTCGTAAAATTGACCTTCACGAAATCAGTGTTGTTACGTTCCCGGCATATCGAGATACTCTCGTCCATGCACGTGATGAACGTAGCGCCGATGTGGAGGCGATTAATAAGCGCAGTTTTGAATTAAGAAAGCAAGAACTTTTAAAGAAAGTTCGGGGGTAGGAAATGTTAAAGCAATTAAGACTTAAAAAGCAACTGGAAATGGAACGTGCAAAATTGCAAGAACTGAATGTCAGAAAAGCGGAAACACTATTAAAGACACAGAATCTTGAACGTTCGATCGAAGAAGCGAAAACCGACGACGATCTCAATCTTTTTGCAGAAGAAGAAACCGAGATCAATACAACCACAGCAGCGCAAGAAGTAGAAGCTGAAACTCTTAGCGAAAAGATCAGAACGATCGAAGCAGAGTTAAGTGAACTTGCCAAATTACCGGCGCCGACTCCGGAAAAAACGGTAGAAAGACATGAGGCTACAAACTCCATGAATAAAAGAACACAGTTTTTCTTAGGTTTCCAACGTGCCGAAGTTGACGAAATGATGAAACGTGAAGATGTTACATCGTTCGTTTCGAGTTTACGTTCAATGTTTACTGAAAAACGTGCAGTCACCGGCTCTGATCTGAATATTCCTAATGTTTTCCTTGACCTCTTACGTGACAATCTCGACAAGTATTCCAAACTGATTACCAAAGTTAATAAAAAGTCGGTACGTGGTACGGCTCGTCAAAATATCGTCGGTTCAATTCCTGAGGCTGTATGGACTGAAATGGTTGGAGCGCTGAACGCTTTGGCAATCGGATTCAATCAGATCGAAGTTGACGGTTATAAAGTTGGCGGATTCGTTTCATTCCCGAATAGTATTGCAAAAGATTCTGATGTAAATCTAGTCAGTGAAGTAATGGTCGCAATCGGTCAAGCAATCGGTCTTGCATTGGATAAGGCTATTTTATATGGTACAGGCGCTAAGATGCCGGTTGGTATCATGAAACGTTTGGCTGAAATCGCGGCTCCGGCATACTGGGGATCCAATGAAAAAGCATGGACCGATCTTCATACGACTCATTTGTCTTTCAGTGTTGATACGAATAAAGGTGCTGCGTTCTATGAAGATTTAGTTGCTAAATTGAGCGTTATCAGTTCGAAATATGCAACTGGTGATACATTCTGGGCGATGGCTCGTACTACGTTCTCTAAACTTCAAATCAAAGCATTGTCAATGAGTGCTGCCGGAGCAATCGTTACCGGTCAAGATATGAAGATGCCGATCGTCGGTGGTGATATCGTTATCTTGGACTTCATTCCTGATGGCGTCATTATCGGCGGTTACGGTTCGGTCTATCTGTTAGTTGAACGTGAAGGTGCTGTATTTGCGGCTTCCACTGAAGCACAGTTCATTGAAGATAATACGGTTGTTAAAGGAATCGCTCGTTATGACGGTCGTCCGGTATTCGGTGAAGCATTCGTTGCTGTTGCAATTGGTGCTGTTGCTCCTACAGCTACTGCTGTTACGTTCGCTGCTGATACTGCCAACGCTTAATCATAGTTAAACTGAGGGAGCCGAAAGGCTCTCTCTTCTCTTTAAGGAGGTCAAGGTATGGATAGAACAGAATTGATTGAAATGGTTCGTGCGAGAATCGGGATGACAAGTACAATACGTGATGTCTATATCGGACGAATCGTTGATGCGGTCATTGATGAGTTGACGAACATTAAGAAGATTGATCTGACGGAAGAATACGCATCATTTATGTTGGTCGTCGATATATCAGAATGGCGATACAGCAACCCACAAAATACCGGTGATATGCCGATTCATTTAAAGAAACGAGTGAATGACATGATTATCAAGAGTGTGATCAACCGTGTCTAACAGTTCAATTATTCTTATTAAGGAAACAAAGACAAAGAACGCCATGCTACAAGTTATCGATGGTACTCCGATCGAACGAGAAGTCCTATGCGATGTAATGTCAATCACAGGAAGTGAGTACTACCAGTCGAAGAAAGACGGCGTACAAGCGTCCTATGTATTCGACATTTCAATCTATGATTACGATAACGAAACGAAAGTACGCTTTAACTCTAAAGTTCATAAAATTGACCGTACTTATGCAGATCCAAAAAAGTATGGACGCATGGAGTTACATTGTTCAGAAGTTAAACTATGAAACTTCAAGATAGCCTTCGGAAAGAACTCCGACTGCTAGCCAAAGACTTAAGTGATGAACTTGACGATGAACTTGGCTACATTGCACGTGATATGACGACTAAGATTAAACAAACATCACCGGTCGCGCCGACCAAAGGGAAGCATACATATGCAGCTGGTTGGCGATGTAAACACAAGATCACCGGTTATCTGAATGGGTGGATTGTTTACAATGCGACAGATCCGGGACTAACTCATTTACTTGAGAAAGGTCACGAAGGTTTCATCGGTACTCGTCGAATCGGAAGAGTTGAAGGAAAACCTCATGTTCAACCGGCTAGAGATGAAGCAGAGAAAGCCATTGACGATGTTATTGCAAGGATACAGGTGGTAAGAAAATGAACATTCAAACTTTACTCGCATCACTTCCGATTAGCGTTGCTTATAAGAGCCAAGATGATACAGCGCAATTACCATTTGCGGTCTACATCCGAAACGCTCCGAATCAACGTTGGTCAGATAATCAGAATTATATCGCTTTACCGACATACACACTTGAGTATTACTTCTCCGAAGTTGATTTAACCACTGAAACAGCCATTGAAACTATGTTTAAAACGAATGGTATTAGTTACTCAAAAAGCGAAGATGTGGAAATCAATAAAGAAGTATCACTCATCAATTATGTATTCACATACATAGAAAGGTAAATTAAATGCCACAAATTGAAAACAAAATTACTTTTGGAATCGAATCAGCACATTACGCATTGATTACAAATGAATTACTGTTGACCTATGCGACGCCTGTAAAGTTACTGGGGGCTGTTTCTCTCAAAGCCTCACCGACAGGTTCGGTCCTCACCAAGTACGCTGACAATGGAGTCTATATGGTTATCAGTGGTAATACAGGACATGACATTGAATTGGAACTGCAGAATATTGACGATGCAACGATGGTTGAACTATTCGGTCAAACGATTACAGCAGTCAAAAAACTGTTAGTTGAAACCGCCGACATCGTAGTCAAGAAATTCGCATTGCTTGGTGAAATCAGCGGTGACGCTTATGACCGTCCGTTCGTTTATTACTGTTGCACATTCGAGCGTCCTGAATTTGAAACCAAGACGACCGAAGAAGGCGTTGATTCCGTCACAGTGAAACTCAAAGGTATAGCTATGCCGATAACCGATCCTACTTATGGTAAGAAAATCATTAAGTCAAGTTGTACGAAAGATACACCGGCAGATGCTAAAGCTGCTTGGTACACCGCAGTAGTTCGTCCTGACGCCACAGTTTAATTATGGAAGTCCTAAAGAAGATCAATTTTTGTGGCGTTGATGTTAATTTCAACATCAGCGCCGCAGTTCCTATTCAGTATCGCAATCTCTATCACGAGGATCTTTTTAAACTGTTTCAAGATTTCGCTAGCTGTGCAGATGATGACGGAAAAATAAAAACAGAAGAGATACCTCCTAACTTGTTAGAAAAGATTGACAACACTATTTATGTTCAAGCATTGCTTGGCAAAAATGAGAACACAGAAGATGAACTCACATTCTTTAGTCAGTTTAATTATCCAAGCTATATGGCACAAATGTTAGAACCGTTTACCGCCTTGTTAGTTGCACAGAAACCTCAAAAAAAAAGCACAGTAGTAAGTCAGAAAGGGAAATAGACAGAGAATTAACTGTTTCCCTTTTTCTTTTAAGATGCCTTCAAAAAGGGATGCACATCGATGACTTACAACAACTTACAGTCGGTTTCATTTACGACTTATTTATTGAGAGTTCCATTGATGATGAGCCTGTTAAATATAAAGTTTCACAAAATGATATTGATTTATTTCTACAATAGAAAGGGGATGTAACCGTGTCGGCACAAACCATTAAAGGTATTACCGTAGTCATTGACGGAGACGTCACAAAATTAGATAAAGCACTCAAGGATGTAATCGATCGGTCCGCAGATACTCAATCCGAACTAACGAAAGTAAATCGGTTGTTAAAGTTTGATCCGACGAACACAGAATTACTGGCACAGAAACAAGACCTTTTGAAAGACAGAATCAGTCAGACATCAGAGAAGTTAAAAATATTGAATGATACGCAAGCAGATGTCAAAAAACAATTTGAAGCTGGTGAAATTGACAGTGGTCAATACAGAGCTTTTAAACGTGAAATCGAAGACACTAACATTGGATTAAAAAATCTCGAAGCTCAAGCGCGCAAAGCCAACGGTGAATTGTCAAGTGACAAGGCGATCAGCAATCTTAAAAACATGGGTAAGGCCGTTGCCATTGGTGCCGGTGCTGCCGTTGTTGCTATCGGTGCCGTTGCTGTTGCTGCGATTGGTGCTGCTGACGAACTACAACGTCAATCAGATGTGACAGGAATATCCGTCGAACGTCTGCAAGAATTACAATACGCAGGTAATAAGTTGGGAGTAGAACTTGACACTATTACAGGCGCACAAGCGAAACTAACTAAATCAATGTTATCCGGTAAAGATGGAACAGGCGCACAAGCCGATGCTTTCAAACAATTAAAAGTTGATGTCACTAATTCAGATGGTTCGCTTCGTGATTCAAAAGTGGTCATGGAAGAAGCATTCTCGGCACTTGGAAAAGTAGGTAATGAAACCGAACGTGATGCATTAGCAATGACGATCTTCGGTAAGTCGGCTATGGACTTGAACCCACTCATTAAAGCGGGTGGAGAAGAACTAAGCAATTTATCTACAGAAGCACGAAATAACGGTGCCGTCATGTCAGTCGACGCCGTTAAAGGACTTGATGATTTCGGTGATGGCATTGATTCAATGAAACAGAGCATCACCAGTATAATTGGTGAAGCATTATCGAAGTTGATGCCTTATATCAATGATCTAATTAAAGGTTTATCTGAATTACCGGCATGGATTGAAAAGAATCAGACGCTTGTTATACTCATTGCGATTGCAATCGGAACATTGATTGCTGCATTCATTGCATTTAATATTGCGGCTGCTTTTACCGTAATAGGGGTAAATGGTATGACAGCAGCGGCTACAGCTTTTGCGGGGGTAATGGCATTCATTACATCACCGGTTACTTTAGTTGTGCTAGCCATCGGTGCACTAATCGCGATTGGTGTCCTTCTTTGGAAAAACTGGGATGTTATCAGCGCTAAGGCAAAGGAAATATTCGGTGGTATCGGTACTTTTACCGGTAATATCTTCGATGGAATCGGTAAAGGTGCTAAAAGCATGGCAAATGGTGTTATTGATGGATTAAACGCCATGATCAGAGCGCTAAATAAATTAAAATTTAATGTGCCAAGTTGGGTTCCTATTATTGGTGGTAGTAAGTTTGGTTTTGATATTCCGTCAGTGCCATACTTGGACGTCGGAACTAACTATGTGGCACGTAGCGGATATGCGTATATCCATGAGGGTGAAGCAGTCGTACCGAAGAAGTATAACCCACAACAAGGTGGTGGGACGATCAACGCTAACATCACGCTTGAAGTTCCGCTGAACGGTAGAATTTTGGCAAGAGAAACATTTAATATCTCAGGTGATTATCAAGGGTTACAAGTAAAAAGACTGAAAGGAGCGATGTAAATGCTATTCTCTGATTTAACGGCAAAGGGCGTAAAGGCCTACGTATATAATCTAAAGAGAAGCGATTATGCCGCTTCTTTTTTTAAGCAAATAAAAACGAAAGATGAAGAGATTTTCTATGACTTAGAACTGACTTGCTATTTTATAGAATCCGATCGGATGGCCTCATTCATGACGGTCAAAGAACTACTTAAGAATGTTACATTTACGGATAGTAATTTCATCTATGAGTGTGTGCTTGATTCATGTTCAGACATCGAAAACGATGCTCCGGCACTTGTAGTCACATTCATCTTAAAATGCGCTGTATGGACGCCCGAAACGACGGTGACGCTGTTAAAAGTAGCATCGCAAAGTGTAGCAATCAATTCAATCAAAGAAACACCGATTACATTTGAAATAACCGGAATTGGAAACATCACGATCAACGACATGGTTTTAGTTGGGTTATCAGGATCCGCAACCATTGATTCATCGGCCAAGAAAGTAATTGGGCTTACAACCGATCAATGGAGTTTCTACCAGTTTCCAAAAGCAAAAGGAACGTATGTGATCGCGTTGAGCGATACGACAATGACAGTAAAAGTTAAGTATAGGGGTAAATGCTGATGTTGAAATTTATCAACCTAGATCCACTTGATGTCGAGTATTCGATCAAGCATCAAGCAAACGGACTTAAAACATTAGTGTTTGAAATACCAAGAACTCATCCGCTATACTCATCGTTGAAAACGGAACTTCAATTCAGTGATGGAAAGAATAACTACCTCATTAAATTTATTGATGAACTTGAAGAACTTGCAACTGTATCGTGTGAACTTAACCTGAATGATCTTAAAAAAACGGTATTCGTTGGTGTCACTAATTTTGGAAGCAAACAGTTATCAGTTCTATTACCATTATTAACTGACTGGACTATTCATAATGCGCTGACAATCAACATTTCTAGGACACTTGAAGTTAAAGATGAAACTCCATATTCGGCCATTATGAAGACAGAAGAATTGTATGGTATTACGTATGATTTTAATACGATTGCCAAGATAATTACTGTATTCGATGAACCAGTCGATCGGGATGTAGTTATTACGAAAGAAATAAACATTCGAAATCAATCATATAAAGAAGACACGTATGAACACTACACTCGATTATATGGGTATGGCGCTATCGACGAAGAGACAGGCAATGAAGTCAGCTTTGCATCGATCAACAGTGGATTAACTTACATCGATAATAATACCTATGATAGCAATATTATCGCAGCTGTATTCAGAGATGACCGGTTCACGGATTCATCGTCACTGTTAGCACATTGTGCAAGTCTTCTTGATGAGTATTGTCGACCTGTGCGTGTGTATGAGTTGGATGTCATAGACTTATCAAAGGTCAATGTCAACTACGCAGAGATACGTCTACACGACATTCTGACATTTCTTGATGCAGATAAAGGGATTAAAGAAAAACACCGCGTCATTGAATATTTAGAATATCCTGATGATTTTTCAAAGAACACGATCACACTCATTAATACTACTAATAATATCTCGAACTACATCATTTCAGTGGATGAGAAAATCACGACTGAAACAAAGAAAATCATAAGTTCACAGACAGACGTTATCAACCAATTTTTGAAACGTGGACATGCCGTCTATGACGTGGATGCAACCTACTATTGTGATCGTCTTCCGAAAGAAGATGCAGCTCAAGTTATGTGTATGTCAATGGCTGGAATCGGATTTAGTTCAACCGGAATAGCCGGTCCTTTTTATCAAGCGTGGACATTAGATGGCGTTTTAAACGCTGACTTCATCAAGGTTGGGACTCTTGACGTGTCTCTAATTCAAGGATCAATTATTGATATCACAGCGAATCAAAGCATTTCTGATCTAGAAACCTCAGTCGAATCGGCCGGTCAAGACGCATCCGATGCATTAAGTGCCGCAAATACCGCGCAAGCTACAGCAGATACAGCTATTACCAATGCTGCCACTGCTCAAACACAGGCTAACACCGCTACTACGAATGCCGCGACTGCTAATATATTACTCACAGACTTAGCTTCGGATAGTAAACTTACAGCAGTTGAAAAACAGATGGTCAAGAAAGAATGGGATGGCATCGTATCCGAGAAGTTATTGAATGATACGCAGGCTACGACCTTCGGTATCACGACCGAAAAGACCGTCTATGGCACATCCTATACCACGCTGAGTACGTACATCACTCCGTTGCTGGCCAATCTGACGACTACTTCTGATATCGTTGGCATAACGTTCAGAGCGAATTTCAAGGACTATTATGACAAGTTGACGTCGTTGTTGAATGCGATAGCAACCAAGGCCAAAACTTTGGCGGATACCGCCCAGACACAAGCTAACACCGCGACAGCGAATGCGGCGGATGCACAGGCATCTGCCAATGCAGCTAATGCTTCTGCAGCAGGGTTGACGACGCGAGTACAAGCTGCCGAACAGAAACTGACACCTCAAGCGATCACTCAAACTGTTGAAGATACATCCGCTTTGTTGGCCAAGAAATCCTATGTCGATCAAACGGCAGGTGCGTTCGCACTGGCTATTGGTGAAACAATTCGAGACGAATACGGGAATACGATATCGAACATCCAAGGAAACTTCATTTTCACTTCCGGTGGCATGGAAATAAAAATGACCGGGGCAGAGTTCTCAACGTTTTATGCTGCCAACCGGATCGAATTCAGACAGAACGGAAACGTTCTTCAGTGGTTGAGCGGTAACAAAAATTACATGACAGATCTGATCATCGTAGGTAATTTGGCACTCCCAAAACATAAATTTGAAACGTTAGCGAATGGGCATACTGTTCTTCGCTACATTGGAGGATAAGCTCAATGGCAATGTCCGGTAATTTCATTAATCAATTCAAGACGGGTCATGCGCTTTATGTGGAGTGGTTTGCCACAAACAAGATTCCGACCAATAACACGGATGTAACGATTAACATTTACGTCCGGTTGGCAGCGGGTTATTCAATCAACATTGGATCTCGAGCGGGATCGGTAGCTGTTGGAGGATATAGTGCCGGTTTTACAGGTAATGCCCTGAACTACACTGGTGGTGATCATCTAATTTCCTCTGTCGTACTTTACGATATTCCGCATAACGATAATGGATCGCTGTCGGCAACAGTAGCGGCAACGTATGCTTTCAATATGACCATTGGAGGAACGTATTACGGATCCTATACGGCTTCAGCAGCAGTTGACTTTGATACCATTCCCCGCGCATCTCTGTTAAGCAGCTTTAATGACTTTCAGATTGAAACGACAGCAGGGGCAATTACTGGCAATCTTACGATTCGCTTAAGTTCGTTCAGCCACTACGTTCAACTATTCAAAAACGGAGTAGAACGTGCGGCATGGTCAATCGGCGCAGGTCCGGTCGGTTCGTACGATTATTCATTGGCTTTGACCGAGGCCCAACGAAACGCCATTTTCGGAGATATGCCGGCTTCGGAATCCGATGTCTTCACTCTGGTCGTTTCGACGTTCAATGGGGCAACCCAAATCGGTTCAAGCCAAAGTCGAACAGCTACCGGCACGATTCCCACAGGTTACAAGCCGTCAATCACGGCCGCCAACAGCGACTTCTCTAAGACGAACAAGAACAACGCTTTGACAGCCTATCTGATTCAGAATGTGTCGACTTTGACCTTGTTATTGAGCGGGGGTTCGGCTCCGACAGGGGCTTCCCTCTCGATGTATCAAGTTCGATTCGGAACGGTTACTCGTCAGGGAGCATACACCGGCGCGGCGATTTCAGAGAATGTTGGACTGATCGCAGGTTCTGGTACACTCTATGCCTACTATTCGGTCAAAGATAGTCGCGGGCGGTGGTCTGACGAAATCAGCGAAACGCTGACCGTTCAAGCCTACAATCCTCCGACGAACAACGGATTCAAGACGCAGCGCAATAGTTCGGTCGCAACGTCAGCCGATTACGTATTGAAGTTCAGTGATAGTCTCTACGCGTTGGGGAACACTTGGACCTACACGCCCTATTATTGGACGGGTGCTTATTGGCAGGCCTGCAAAGCGGCTACGGCGATCGCAGCAGCTTCGATTGACTCGATATATACTCACTCCTTGCCTTACTCTGAATCGCTGGTCTACAATCTGAAAGTGGTTTTGACAGATCTGTTTAATTCAGCAGAGTACACCGACACATTGCCTACTTACGCCTTTCCGCTGTCGATTGGGAAAAATGGGTGTGGATTCGGGAAAGACACTTCGGATACATACAACATCGAAGTAGGTGCACTCGGTATCAGCAGTGATGGTCCGATTGTTCAAGGTGGAAAAGCGCTTGACATATTATTCCCATCAAAATTATATTATACGGCTTCCCTAGCGCCGAACGCCTATATGGACTGTCCGATTGATATCTATGGTAATGGGTTAGTTAATATATGTGGGTACGGTGTGATTCACCCTTCTGTACTTTATTATGTCGGCAGTTGGGAAGCTCAATTGACAGCAAATGTATTGTCGAGTTATGGCGGAACACAAGCGCATAGTATCGCATTGTCTAGCGGGAATGTACGCGTTACAAACACGAGTATCTATACTTTGAGTTTTGTCTTCACTTACGTCCGATTATTGTGGTAATTCACTATTGTAAGAATCAAAGGAATGTTGAAGTAACCAAGCAGCCTCACCGCTGTTTTTAACTGCCCGAAAGGGAAGAAAGAGGTAAACATGATTAACACAATCCTACTCATTCAAATTCTAGTGATTGCATTGATTGTCGAGATTATTGCATTGCAGACCATCCAAATGATCAAGGGGTACCTGACAAATTCGAGGGTAATTCCTTTCGTCTCGCTCGTGTTGAACCTCTTGTTGGCCATCGCCTTTGTTTGGTTCTTCTGCAGCTTCGATTCAACTAACAATATCTATTTCCTGTTTGTCGGCCTGTGGGTCGGTTTTATTTCATGGATCGGTGCAGATACCCTTTATAAAACGCTTAATTCAAAAGGTTTGTTAAAGTCTCAAAGTGAAATGATCCCGCCTGTAGAAGATCCTGCAGAATCGAAGGTGGAGTAAATGAAAAAGAGCGAGGATGATCGTGTTGATTTAGATTACTCCGCGGAGATCGCTTTTCTTTTGAAGCAAGAAGAGGAAGAAGGCAAAACTGATGAGCAATAAAACAAACATTGGCCTTGTGGAATATGTCAAAAGTAAATTGAACGTACCAACGATCTATATGTTGAGTGGTATCGGTCGTAAACTGACTGAACCAATGATCCAGTCGAGAATTGCACAAGGTGATGCTCACACTATTCAAAATGTACGCACAATCAGAAATGGCATTGGAAAATACTGTTTCGATTGTGTTGGACTAATTAAAGGATATCTATGGGAAACTTCGTTAGGTTCAATCAGCTATATTGGATCGCAAGATCAGAATGTTCTGATGATGTATAACGCATCACGTGAGAAGGGCAGACTATCAACCATGCCCGACATACTCGGATTACTTGTTATGACTTCTGATCTCGGTCATGTCGGGATCTATATCGGTAAAGAGAATGGAATCAATCAGTACATCGAGTGTACTCCTGCCTGGGGTGCTTGGGGAGTTACTCGTAGTTCTGCTTCGGGTTCTGCGCACAATCGTGCATGGACTTACTGGTGCAAGTATTCATTGATCGAATATGTATTTCAAGATGAGACAACCTATCAAACCCATATCCAAGATGTAGGTGATTCACCTATTGCAAAGGACTGGCAAATCAGTGGTACAGTCGGTCAATCAAAACGACTGGAAGCCATCATTATTCACGGACATTGTACCTATCGTACTCACTGTCAGAATATTGGGTGGTCAGGATTCGTTCGTGATGTTTGGTCAGGTAGCAAGAATAAAGGGTTACGACTTGAAGCCATTGAGATTATGGCAGATGAAGGTTACAAGGTTGAAGCACAGGCTCATGTTGCTAACATCGGATGGATGCCTATTCAAACAGGTAAAGATGTTACGATCGGTACAGTCG